TACATGCTAGTTAATCCTGCCGATATCAGGATGACGGGTACACTCGCCTTTAATAATCCAATATATTATAAGCTAGTAACTAATTATGAACTAGAGAGATTAAAAACTCGTAAAACTGAAGAAGATAAAGAGATGTTTGATTCACTGCCCAAAAATGTGCAGAAGCAGATTGATACATCTCGAAGTGCCGCCGTTCAAATCCCTCTGGATGTAGATAGGATTATGGCGGTTTTTTACAAAAAACAAGACTATGAACCCTTCGCAGTTCCTATGGGCTATCCCGTATTAGCGGATATAAGCTTTAAAGATGAACTTAAGAAAATGGACATGGCTATTGGTCGCTGTATGCAGCAAGCCATATTACTAGTGACTATGGGTACTGACCCCGAAAAAGGAGGTATTAATCAGCGGAACCTCCAAGCAATGCAAGAGCTTTTTCAAAACGAATCAGTAGGTAGGGTTCTCATCGCTGATTATACAACGAAAGCAGAATTTGTGGTTCCGAAGATAGCGGAGCTAATGGACCCCAAAAAATATGAAATTTTTGATAGAGACATTAATAATGGACTTAACAACATTTTAGTAGGTGGTGAGAAATTTTCTAATCAAGAGAGTAAAGTCAAGGTTTTCGTTTCGCGGCTAGAACAAGGTCGTCAAGCTTTCTTAAACAACTTTCTCATTCCCGAGATTAAAAGGATTTCTAAAAATTTAGGATTTAAAAATTATCCTATTCCTTACTTTGACGAAATGTCTCTCCAAGACAGCGTCTTGAAGGATAGAGTTTATTCTCGTTTGTTAGAGCTTGGAGTTCTTACTCCAGACGAAGCCTTAACCGCTATTGACACGGGTAGACTACCTGACAAGGAGGCTTCACTAGAAAACCAAAAAGAGTACATGAAGCAACGAAACGAAGGCTTATATGTTCCATTAGTGGGGGGGAGCCCATTAGCTCAGACTATCAAAGTGGAAGAGACGGGCCCCAATGAAAAGCCTAAATCTTTACCTAAAGAAGCTGGCAGACCCGAAGGAACCACTGGAATTCCTCAAGAGAATAGAAAAGCTTCTCCCCTCGGACAAGGGGAGGCTTCTAATAGTTACAGTTTGAGTAAGGTCAAGGACAATATGATTTTGGCTCAAAAGCTCGAAGCATCTGTAGCTACACAGCTCCGAAAAATCCACAATGTAAAAAGATTAAATAAATCTCAGAAAGAGGTTGCTATTCAAATATCCGAAACTATAATAGCTAATGAAAGCCCTAATCGTTGGCAGAAAAATATTAAAAAATATTGCGAGGAGCCGATAGATCATAATTCTGATCGAGTAGAACTAGTTAGAGAAATAGCCGCTAACCACCAGTTAGATTTTTATCTAGCTAGTATATTAGCGTCTAGCCTAAAAGGGGAAGAATAATATGAGCGAGGAAAACACACCAGACAGCATGGAAGAAAATCACATTAAATCTGTGGCCTACGGAGAAGCACCTACGGATTTAATAATGCCAGACATCTTAATCCCCCCCGTACAAAAAGATGAAACTAAAAAAGTATTAAAGGATGAGGTTGATGTAGCTTTTAAATTTGCCTTCCTTGGAGCGGGTCAAGGAGGCTCTCGTATTGCTGAAAATTTCCATAAACTCGGTTACAGAAGGATCGCTGTTATCAATACGGCTCAACAAGATTTAAATTCTATAGATTTAGAAAATAAATTGTGCTTTGGAGATGGAGGAGCTGGAAAAGCTCCCGAGGTTGCTACTCAAGTTTACCAAGAAAAAAGCGAGGACATCTCAGACTTCATGAAAAGGTCTTTCGGAGACGACGTAGATAAAATTTTTGTTTGCGCTGGGGCTGGAGGAGGGACGGGAGCGGGGTCTGTCGTCCCCGCTGTCAGGTCAGCCGTAGAAATTCAATCTTCTGGAGCTTCTTCAAAAAAAGTCGGAGTTATCTTGGCGTTGCCCAAGGCCTCAGAGGGTAAAAAGGTAAATGCTAATGCTGCGAATACTTTAGATCAGGTTTATGACTTAGTGGACCAAGGTATCGTTTCTCCTTTAATCTTAATTGATAACGAAAAAATTGGTGAGCTTTATCCAAATTTAGTAGTGTCTCAATTCTGGGACGTAGCCAATCAAAGCATGGCGGGTCTTTTTCATCTGTTCAATCACACCGCCGCCAAAGACAGTACTTATTCTTCTTTTGATTCTAATGATTATAGACAGGTCTTAGACTCTGGGTTGATCGTTTTCGGAGCGTCACCCGTTTCCGAATGGAAAGACTCAATAAGTATTGCTCGGGCAGTACGAGAAAATCTAAGGAATAATTTACTTTCTGGAGGAATTGACTTAAGTACAGGGAATTCTGCCGCTGCTATAATTATTGGCGGAACAGAGCAACTCAACACTATTCCTCAAAGTTATTTAGATCAAGCCTTCGACCAGCTCTCCAAAATGATGAGACCCAATAGCGTAGTCCATCGAGGAATTTACAGCGGAGACAAGCCCACATTAAACGTTTTTTCCTCAATTGGCGGTTTAGCCCGACCCTTAGAAAAAATAAGCCAGCTTAAGAAATTAGGTGACTTGCCCCAATAAATAGTGTATAATAAAAACGTATGGCAGCTAATAAAAATAACGAAGTAAAACCTGGTTGGAAAAGTACCGAGTTTTGGGTAACCGTCGTAGTCGCTCTGGCCTCCTTGGCTTGGGGCGCGGGTCTCGTCGAACCTGGTGGAGAATCAGGAGCCGACAAGACCTTTGGTTTCGTATGTTCTGCGCTCAGTGCTCTGGGATATACAGTTTCCAGAGGTTTAGCCAAGAAGAAGGCGTAAAACACCAATGTGGGCGAGCTTACTCAAAGCCGTCTTAGATTGGTTGACTGGGCTCGCTCGTGAAGATACGAAAGCGAGTGATGCTGATGCTACGCCCCAAAGTCTTAAAGATAAGTGGCGGAGGCGGATAGAGGAAGAGGAGTCAAAAAATGAAAAAGATAGCGATTCTGATTCTAGTTAGCTTATTACTCTCGGGTTGCGGATCAACTCGCGTAGTGTTTGTTGACACTCAGTCTAATCTAGTCCGTATTGGGCCCGATGTTTCTGGAAGGATTTACGTCAAGAAGAACGGCGAATGGACTCTTTCTAAAAACAAAGTAAAGATACCTGAAGGCTGGTACGCAGGAGGACTTCCCACCGACGACTAACCAATTACATAATATTAAATAAACCAGAGAAACTTTCGGGTTTCTCTTTTTTTTGTGTATCATTTAATGATATGAATAAAATTTCTTTTCATGATATAGATAATGTGCTAAAAAGAAAAGAATCATATTATAAGGGCCTTTCGAAGGGGTCGTATCATGACCGCACCGTAGCCTTCTACGGTTTACAGACGCTTTCTTCCCTGAGAAAAGAGCTTAAAAAGGCTTGCGAATAAAAAATAACTTTTTACTTCTCTTCTTCACAAAATAAGTATAATATAAAGACACCTGATCAAATCAGGTCATCAGTTATGAAAACTAACATTAATATGAAAAAAGTATTACTAATCGGCGCTACTGCTACCTTTTTGGGTATGGGTTGCGCGTTGACCGAAAAGCTTCCTTCCGTTACCGTGGGGGGAGCAGCCAATAAAAATGCTGTTCTTGATGCTAGCGTTGGCAAAGAGGGCGTTTCAGTGACGGCTCCGCTCGTAAGCGTGTCGGTTCCGTTCCCCAAATTAGAGGCGACGGGCGACAAAAAAAAGTAGGCCAATACCACCAACTAATCACCACAACCGTACCCCGAAAAGGGTGCGGCTTTTTTTTTGAAAAAATATTTGATTTTTATTATAATAATTAGTAATTTTAGTGTATAATTTATTACCTATGAAGGGGATTGAATATGAAATAGAGTCGTCGGGAGAAGATTTTAACAATAATAATTCTCAATGGCGTCAATCCTTGGAGGAATTAAAGCACGATGAGGCTGTAAGTTTTTCAATAAAAGTCATAGAAGCTTTAGAGCAAAAAATGAAAGACCACAACTCTTCGTGTGACAATAAAGTCTCTTTAAAGCAGCTAAAGAAAGTTTACCGCAGAGCCGCAGGAAATGTTTTCGCTGAAGTGCCCGAGACAGAGCAAGACAAAGGGGAATGGGCTATGGCGAGAGTCCATATGTATTTACGCCTTGTCAAAGGTGAACCAATGCCAAGAGAAACACATGCTTCAATCTCCTTTGATTCGGAGGAAGGAATTGATTTATTTGATTCAGTTATTCCTACCCAAGAGGATTTTGCTGAAGCGCGAAAGTGCATTGTGGCTCATGATTTATCTTATAAATTTACAACCGTTGACAGTCTCTATTTAGAAGATGAAGATAAAGATAAAGATCAGGGATATGATTT